GGCCGCGGAGCCGTCTGCCGCGGCCGCCGCGGCGCCCACGCCGGCCGAGTCGCCCGCCCCGCTCGCCGACCCGGCGGCGGCCGCCGTGGCAGCCCCGACCCCGCTCGCCGCCCCGGTGCCGGCCGATGCCCCCGCGGCCCCGGCGGCACTCGCCCCGACGGCCGATGCCGCACCGACACCGGCCGATGACCCCGCGGCGGCCGCCGTACTCGCCCCGGTGCCGCTCGCGCTGCCCGTGCCGGCGGCCGACCCCGGTGCCGCCGCGGTCGACGCCCCGACACCGGACGCGCCGCCGGCCCCGGACGCACTGCCGGCGGACGCGGCGACTGACGCCCCGACCCCGGCCGCGGTTGCGGCGCCCGCCGAGGAGCCGGCGGCGGAACTGGTGCCTGCCGCCGCCCCGAGCACCGGCACCCACGGCCGCACCCGCCGCAGCGTGTCCGGGTGGCCCCGGCGGGTCTGGTCGTAGAGGGCGGCGGCGTCGGCGGCGGCGTCGCGGGCGAGGAGCCGCACGCCCGCGACGCGGGCCGCGAGGGGGTTGGTCGGCGACGGCCCGTCGTACACCCCGATTCGCATGGCCGTCGGGGGGCCGAACGCCCGGCTGGCCGTGCCGGTCCCCGACGCCGCCCCGTTCACGTACAGCCGCCGCGAAGTCGCCGACTGCCACACCCCCAGCACGTGGTACCATACCCCGGTGGACGGCACGAACGTCCCGACTACGTCCCAATTAGCCGACGTGCTGCTGACGATCTTCAGGGCGCCCGACTCGAACGAAAGGTAGTGCTGGCTGGCCGCCGCCCCCGGCGTGAAAAACCCGCACAGCACCTGGGCCGCGGCCAGCGAATGGAATCGGAGGTGGCACTCCCACGCGAACGGGTACCCGGCCACCGGCACGCCGGCCGCGGCGACGTAGTCGTTGGACCCGTCGAGCGCCACGACGCCGAACGTGTCCGGCCCACCCCCGTCGTACCCGGCCCACGTCGGCCCGTTCGTCAGCGTGCCGTGGGACCGCCCGAGCAAGTCGTACAGTTGCCGGCCGCCGGTCACCTCGGGCAGGCCGAGCCACCACGCGACCAGCCCGGTGTTGAGGTCGTGGTCGGAGACCGGGTCGGGGGTGTAGATCCGCCCGGCCGGCACGTCACACCCCCTGGTCGGTGTTGGCCAGCAGCTTCAGCGTGTTGCCCGACGCCGCGAACGAGATCCCGGTGCCGTCGTTCTTGGCGATCGGCTTCCACAGCCCGACCGGCACCCAACACTCGCGGACGACCCGCTGCGGCCCGGACGCGACGGCCCGGACCGGGATGACCACGTCGGGCACCCGGGCGGGCGTCACGCTCGACGACCCGTCCTCGTAGTTGCTCCCGCCGTCGACCGTCTTCAAAAACCACACGCTCACGCCGGTGCTCGCGGCCGGGGTGCCGCTGTACGTTGCGAGCACGAGTTCGAGCTTCGCCCGGACGTAGCCGTTGAGGTTGGACGTGGCCTGCACGTTGTCGACCGCCGACCCCGCCGAACACATGGTGTTGTTGGCGAGGCTGTTTAGCTCCGTGGTCAGGAGGCTGACCGCGGTGCCCTGCTCGACCATCTGGAGCGTCGTGGCCATTACCGGGGCCTCCCGTATGCGGCGGCCACGTCGTCCGGCGACACGCCGGCGCCCCACAGTTCTTCCGCCCGGGAGCACGCCGCGGTGCATTCACTCGTGAAGGCGGTCGCGTCGTCGGCGGCCACGACCCCGGCCGCGACGAACGCCCCGAACATGCCCTGGATGCCCGCGTCCGCCGGGTCGACCACGCGGCCCGGGTCGCCTTGGATCTTGAACATGAGGAGCAGCGCGGCGCTGCCGACGTACTCGTTCGAGTGCGTGCGGGCCTCGTTGACCGTCCGGAGCAGCCCGCGCCCGGCCAGCCAGTTCGCGAAGTCGCCGACGCGCATCGTCCCGACCCGCGTGCGGCCGGTCGTCGGGTCGTTGAGCCGGGCGGCGCGTAGGCCGTCGGCCCCGGCGGGCAGCGCGGCGTAGCCCAGCCCGGCCGGGTCGGCGTCGAGTTCGGCGCGGATCTGCTGCGGCGTCGGCACGGGCGGGCCTCGTGGGTGGGGGCGACCGCGGGCAGCCTAATCTTCCTGGATGGCGCTGGCGGTCGTGAGCTGCGGCGTGATCCCCGAGCCGGTGACGATGTTGGGGCTGACGGTGCCGCTGTAGAGCAGCTTGCCGGCCCCCGACGACGCCGTCCCGACGCCGAAGTGGGTGACGGTCCCCGACCCGCCCGTTCCGGCCGGGAAGGTGATCGCGCTGGCCGGGCTGACGCTGTTGCCGGTGACCGTCCACCCGCCGGACGTGCGGGCCACGGCCACCCGGGCGTAGCTCGTGTACGTCGCCTCGCTGGTGGTCTGGTCGCCGGCCTCGCCGGGGTCGGCCGTGTGGAGCGACACGTACAGGTTCGTGAGCGGCGAGCTGGCCGCGTTGTCGAGCAGGTTGGCGATGGGCGTGGCGTTAAAGATCGCCTTCAGCAAATCGTTCTCGAACGTGTTGCCCTTGCTCACGGTCGGCTCCCGGTTCGTCGCCCCTCGCCCCGCCGCCCCTCAGCCCGTCCCGCCCGCCGTTACGGCGTGGCGTCCTGAAGCGCCCGGATGTTGACCGTCGCCGTCGTGCCGCCCGCGTTGGTGACGTAGATGTCCACCACGTCCACCGTCAGCGGGTTCGGCAGCCCGCACCCGGAGTACCACACGAGCGGCTTGTTCGCCGTGATCGTGAGCGTGTTGTCGGGCGTGGTCCCGTCGTTCGTCTGGATCGTGATGTCCTTGTCGGACAGGATGTACAGCAGCTTCAGGGCGCTCACGTCGATCGCGGCCAGGACCCGCTTGTCCGTCGTCGCCCCGGCGACGGTGAAGTCCAGGTAGAGCCCGCCCTCGTCGGTCTGCGCGACGCTCTTGGTGAGCGAGGTCGACGAGCCGTCGGACCACGATAGCGTCAGCGTCTGCGTCACGGTCGCCCCTCGGTTCGGGTGGTCAGATGTAGCCCCGGCGGTCCAGCAGCCGGACGACCCGGGCGAACCCCTCCGGGGCGCCCAGCTTCGCCGGGGCCTCCTGGTCGCCGCGGTTGGAGTGCCAGTACGTGACCAGCAGCATCACCCCGGCGCACGCGAGCTGCCAGTCGGACGAGCCCGGGTCCATTCCCGCCGTGAAGTTGACGACGACGGCCGGGAGCCGGTCGGCATTCGAGGCCGGCCAACTGCGGCCACCCGCCGGGTAGATCACGGCCGGGAGGGCGTCCAGCCACGCCCCGTAGTCGACGTCGGCCGTCAGCGTCGTCGCGGCCCCGGACCCCGCCGGGTAGTACGACACGGCGTCGACCGACCGGACCGGCCCCAGCCCCAGCCGGATGAGCCCGTCGCACGGCCAGCCGGGGAGCGACAGCCGCAGCCCCTGCGAGACGATCCGCGTCCCCGTCTCCTGCTCCAGCATCCGCCGCGCGGCGACGATCCACCCCGCGATCAAGCTGTCCTCGGCGTCGTGGTCGACCCGCGTCTGGAGCTTCTGCAGCTCCGGGGTGACCGGCTCGGCCGTGGGCGACGTGATCGTCGCCAGCCCGAACCCCGGCGCCGGCCCGGCGAACCCGTAGCTGAGCCACGGGAACGACGACGGCCAGAGCTCAGGCAGGTGCGCACCCACGGCGGCCCTTCGGTTTCGGCGGGTCGGGCGGGGCGTCGCTCGCGGCGGCCGGCGGGGCGGCCCGCTCGGCGACCCCGGTCCGGACCAGCTCCGCCGCCAGCCCCGGGGCGTCGAACCCCCTGGGGCCGAAGTCCAGCTCGCGGCCGGGGTCGAACCCGTTCCACGGCCTCAGCAGTCGCAGCAGCACGGGAGCCCCTCGCGTCGGTCGGCGGCCCGGCCCGCGGGTCACACCCGCATAAGCTGGGCGACGCCCTTCTCGCTGGCCGTGGTCGGGACCTGCGCCCCGCGGGAGAGGAGGGCGAACACCGTGCAGTAGGTGCCCGCGGTGCCGTCCCCGCCGGTGAGCAACACGTCCAGGTACCGCTTGCGGCCGCGCAGGTCGATTTCGAACTTGAAGACGGTGTTGTCGCTCGTCGCACTCGGGAGCGTGGACGTCGACCCGGTGTCGTTGGCGTCGGTCCCGACCCGCGTGCCGGTGATGTCGGTCGCCCCGGTCATGTCGGAGGCGTTCGACTCCTGGACCTTGAGCACCGTCGCGGCGATGTCCATCGCCCCGAAGTACACGAAGATCTCGGCGTAGGCGAACCCGAGCGTGTCGATCGCGGCCGTGGTGAACGCGGCGTTGTCGACGATCGCGGCCGGCGGGGTGACGCCGACGAACTTGCAGCAGGTGTGGAACACGGTCGCTCTCCGGGGCCGGGGTCGTCTGCCGAGTCGGAAGCCGTGGAGTCGAACCACGCTGTCCCGGGTTATGAGCCCGGGCCGGCCCGCGCCGCCTCCGATGTGCGCCGGGGCGATTCCGTGCCCCGGTCGCGGGTAGCTCTTAGCCGAGCTTCAGGGCCATCACCGGGCCGCCGACGCCGTTGGCGTCGCCGAGCGGGTCCTTGACGGTGTGGACGTTGACGTCCACCCGCTGCGTGCCCAGCAGCGTGACGAGCTGCTTCGTGAAGTCGTCGTTCTCGTACCCGGCCTGGACGGTCCGGCCGCGGCGGTCGCCGACCTTGACCGCCATCGACAGGTCGGCGTACAGCACGGCGACCTGGCCGGACGTCGGGGCCGAGGGCATTACGTTGACGAACTCGACCGGGCTGCCGAGGTGCTGCGGGCGGCCGCCGGACGCGATCGAATCGACGTTGTTCCCGCCGCCGGCGAGCTGCAGCCGGGCGATCGACTGCGCCCAGACCTTCTTGTGACAGAGCCACGCCCAGTTCGCGCCCTTGTAGTTCGGCGCGGCCCCGGTGACGGACAGGAAGGAGGTGTTCGTCAGGGCACCGACGGTCGTCTCGCCGGTCGCCGTGATGAGGCACGAGGAGTTGCCGGACTCGACGACCCGGGTGAGCAGCCCGTTGACCCCGCCGTAGGTGTCGGACCCGTCGCCGTTGAACCCGGCGTCGTCCTCCTTCAGGGCGAACGCCCGGGCCACGTTGACGGTGACCTTCTCGCCCAGGTCGATGAGGCTGTCCTCGTCGAGCTGCTTGGCGATCTTGGTCATCGCGCCCATGTCGCGGGCGACGAGCTGCACCGCGTTCCAGCTCGGATCGCTCGACGTCGGCGCGCTGCCGCGGCCGATCCAGTAGGCCACCATCGCCCCCGCCCACCGCGGCGTCGTCTTGGTGTCCGAGTTCATCGGCACGATCTCGGCCAGCCGCCGCAGGACGCCGTACTCCAGGCTGAGTTCGTGGATGCGGGTGTCGATCACCTCCGGGACGAAGTACCCGCCGGACTGGTTCGACAGCCCCGTCAGGGCCGCCTGCGGGCTCCCGCCGGAGACGAACCCGAGCCCGATCTCGCGGGCCTTCTGCTTGTAGAACTGCGCGACCTCGAAGTCCGCCTGGTGCCCGCTCGCGATCATCGCGGCGCACCACACCCCCGCGGCGTAGGCGTCCCGCTCCCGGTCCTTGAACGCGACCAGCGCGCCGTGCCGGCGGGCGCGGGCGGGGACCGTCACGCGGTCGAAGCTGACGGCGGCGAGGGGGTCGAAGCTGGCCGGGGTGATGCCGCCGGTGATGATCGGCGGGCGGGCCGGCGCGGCGGCCTCGGCCTGGTCGGCGGCGAGCTTCTGCGCCCGGGTGAGCGACTCGCGGGCCTTGTCCTTGTCGCCCTGGAGCCGGTCGAACTCGGCGAGGTGCTTCGCCTTGTCCTCGGCCGACACGCCCTCGGCCTCGGCCGCCGCGAGGGCCGCGGCCTGCGCGGCGTTGACGTCGTCGATCTGCTTGTGCAGCTTGGCGAGCAGTTCGTTCACGGCTGGTCCCCGCTGTGCCGGGGAACGCGGAGACGCCGCGGGCCACCGGCGAGGTAATGTCCTCGCTGAGGGTCCGCGGCGTCTCAGGAAGCCGCTTGCCCACCGCCCCGGGCCGCCCGCTCAGGCGGACGACGGCGGGGGAGTTGAGTTGTACGAGAGCATCTTTCCATGCTCTTTTACGGAAGTCAATCCATCTGCAAGCGGCGGCGGCGGATTTCGACGTCCAGCCCGTCCGACTGCGCGGCCGGGCTCACGTCGGCCATCGTCAGCCCGTATCGAGCCAAAACGCTTTCGAGCGTGCCGACCTTGTCCGCCATCCCCTCCCGCACCGCCTGGTCGGCCCGCACCATCCCGCCCTTGCCGAACCCCTCCCGGACGGCCGTCAGCGTCGCGTTCCGGCCGGCGGCCACGGCCCGCACGAACTTGTCGTAGTAGTCGTTGACGGACGCCTGGATCTCCTCGCGGCCCGTCGCGTCGAGTGGGCCGTAGCTGTGTCCGGCCGTCTTCCGCTCCCCGGCGTACACGAACGTCGGGGTGACGCCGGAGGCCTCGAGCCGCTTGGATTCGTCCATGTGCAGCCGGAACACGCCGATGCTCCCGACCTGCCCGCCGGGCGTGACGACGAGTTCGGACGCCTGCGCCGCGAGCCAGTACGCGCCGGACGCGGCCACCGAGTTCGCCACGGCGATCACCTTCTTCGCCTTCCCCGCGGCGCGGATCTTGTCGCCGAGTTCCGCGGTGCCGTACACCGACCCGCCCGGGCTGTCGACGTCCAACACGACGGCCTCGATGCTCGGGTCGGCCATGAACTCGTCGAGCTGACGGCCCACGGCCTCCGTCGACGTGCCGCCGCTCCAGTCGCTCATCCAGTCCGCGCGCTGGGTGAGGGTGCCGTACACGGGGATGATCCCCACGCCCCGCGGCGGGGCCTTGGACTTCGGCCGCTGCTGCTGCCGGGCGGCCTCGACCTCGGCGGCCGGGATCGTCTCCCCGCTCGCCTTCCGAGCCAGGAACGACCGGATGACGTCGAGCTTCTCGGCGGTGACCGCCCACGGGGTGTCGACCGCCGCGGCGAGGATGCGTTCGTACAGCATCGGTCAGGCTCCGGTGGGGGTAGCGGGGACGAACTCGGCGGCAACCTCGGCGAGCCGCGCGGCGGTCCACCGGCGGACGCAGCGGTCGACGGACGCGGCCAGGTCGGCGGCGGGGACCTCGGCGGCCGTCAGCAGCTCGGCGCGCGACCGGGCGACGTGCCGCGCGGGGTAGTCGGCCCCGCGGCCGGCGACGAGCTGCAGCCCCTCGGCGTAGTGGCGGCACGAGTCGGCCACCATCGCCGCGTGGCGACCGTAGAACTCGTCGATCCAACCCACGAACGCCCCGGGCTTGCCGGCGGCACGGACCGCCTCGGCCGCCTCCTTCCGCAGGCAGCGGGCGGCGGCATCGACCAGGCCGGCGCCGAGGATCGGGACCAGGGCGGACGTCGGGGTCGGGGCGGGCGCCTCGTCGCCGTCGGGCTCGCCCGCGGGGGCGGCCGGCCGGCCAGGGGAGGGACTCGGGGCGGGGGCCGGCGCGGCGACGGGGTTCCCGTCCATGTCGATCCGGCCCTCGTTCAGCGGGAAGTGCCGGACGTCGCCCCCGGGGACGGCGTTGAACGTGTCGATCTCCCGCCACTCGTTGTCGCTCACGATCCCCCGCCGGTGGAGGATCTCGAGCGCCGCGGCGCGCTTGGGGAAGTCGCCCCGGAGGAGCTGCTCGACGCAGTGCCGGTAGGTGATGTCCTCGTCACCCCCGGCGAGCTTCCGCCAGAGTTCCTGCTCGATCCGCTCCATCCACAGCATGAGGCAGTTGTCGACGAACGCCTGGTTCTGCTCGGCGATCCCGGTCCCCCAACTCGTCGACGTCTCGACCCCGCCGACCAGGTGCGGCGGGACGCGGTACAGCCCGCAGATCTCGTTGCGGCTGTACTTGCGGCTCTCCAGCATCTGCGCCGCCTCCGGCTCGACGCCGAGGCTCATCCAGTCGGCTCCGTCCTCCAGGATGAGGATCGAGAGCGACCCGTCCTCGTGGCTGTGGAGCTGGCGGATCTGGTCCCGGTACTGGGCCGCGGCCTGCTGGTCCTTGAACTTCCGCCCGGCCGGGAACTTGATCGCCCCGGGCGGGCGGATGCCGCGGGTGACGAACCGCTCGGCCTCCCGGTCCTGCGCGAGCCCGGCCCGGATCGACGACTTCGCGACCCGCACCGGCGAGTACCCGCACACCCCGTCGAACCCCATCCCCGGCACGTGGAGCACCTCCCGGGCCTCCAACGTCGCGAGGAGCCGCCCGCTCCCCCGCTCGTACACGTCGTACACCAGGCGGTTCCGCTCGGCGCGGCGCGGCTCGACGACGTCCGGGCCGAGGGGCCGCAGCTCCAGGACGCGGGACTCGCTCTTGTTCCGCACGATCTGGGTGTAGCTGTTCCCCCAGGTGAGCAAGTGGGCGATTCCGGCCTCCCGCCCGGTCATGCTGCTCATGTCCGGGTTGAACTCGCGGTAGAGCAGCCGGTGTTCGCTCCGGTCGGTGGCCGGCTCCATCCCGCCCCGGACCCGCTTGTACACCCGCAGCGGGACGGCCGCGATCTTCGCCGCGATCAGCGACACGCAGGCGTACACCGTGGCGTAGTTCAGGGCCGTGTGCTCGTTCACCACCGGCCCGCCCTCGCCCAGCGGGGTGCCGGTGACGGCGCTGACGAACCACGGCTGGGGGTTGGCGAGCGTCGACGTTCCGGCCGCCCGCGGCGCGTCGGACCCGGGCGGGAGCATGGTGATCGAGTCGATGGTGTGGCTCATCAGATCACCAGGGGGGTCGGGTTGATGAACTCGGCGGGTCCCTCCGCGACGATCCCGGCCATCGTGTCGACCAGGGCGGCGACGCCGTCGATCGACTTCCCGGAGTTCGGCGCCGGCTTCACCGGGCGGATGTTCTGGTTGCGGTCCTGCCACACCTCGGCGTGCCCGACCTGCCACGCCAGCACGGGGTTCCCGGGGTGCCGGACCAGCCCCACCGAGATGCGCCGCTCCAGCTCCTTGCACAGCGGGGAGAGGGCCATGAGCGTCTGCGGGACGGCCGTCCGCTCGCACCCGAGCCGGTCCGCCAGCCGCTGCGTGATCTCCTCGGCGTAGTGCTGGTCGAAGTAGACCCCGCGGACCTGCAGGCCGTGCGCCTCGACCTGCTCGACGATCCCCTCCTCCACGGCCGAGTAGTCGACCACGTCGCCGGGGGTGAGGATCAGGTGCCCGCCCGCGGCCCACGAGCGGAACGGGAACAGGTGGTCCAGGGCCTTCGCGCGGGCCTCCGGGAGCCAGAACAGCGGCCACACCCGCGTCACCTCCGGCTCGTCGGTCGGGAAGTGGAACACGGCGGCCGTCATGTCCCGCGTGCGGCTCAGGTCCAGGCCGAGGAAGCACGACTGCCCGGACAGGTCGGCCAGGGAGAAGGGTTCGCGGCCCCGGTCCCAGCCCGCGGTGTCGAGCCACGGGTTCGTCGAGCCGACCCAGAGGTTGATCCGGTGCTGCTTGAACTTCGCCACCTCGCGGGGGTTGCCCTTCGACGACTCCCAGTCGGCGCGGTACTCGCTCGGCTTGACGATGTGGCCCCACGCGGGGTTCGCGGCCCGGCCGTACTCCTCCAGGTGGGCGTCGATGTCGGCGTCCGACACCTTGTCCGGGGCGCTGTAGTCGACGTGGAGGAAGTGCGGGTCGCGGCGCTCGCCCGCGTTCACCTGGCGGCCGTACTGGAACCGCTCGTACCCCCAGGACGACGGGTCGTCGCCGGCGGTCGACCCCGACACCTGGAGCGGCTCCCGCCGCGAGATCCCCATCCGCTTCGTGCTCTCGATCATCTGGCGGTCGACGACGTGCGCCTCGTCGATGATCGCCGACCCGTTGAGCCCCTCCTTCGACTTCGCCCCCCGCAGGTCGTCGCCGGTGAGGACCATCATCACCGAGTTCGTGGGCAGGTGCGTGATCTGGAGCGTCGAGCCGTGGAGCTTGCAGTCCGCGGACAGGGCGGGACTCTGCTTCACCATGTTGAAGGCGTGCCGCTGGCTGATCTTCGCCTGGTCGCCGTTCTTCGCCTGGCTGTAGACCTTCTGCCCCTGCTCGCCGTCGCCGCACAGGAGGTACAGGCCGAGCGCCGCGAGGAACGGGGACTTCCCGTTCTTCTTCGCCGCCCAGATCGCGGCCTGGCGGAACCGGCGGACCCACCCGCCCCACTCGTCGTTCCACCACACCCACCCGAAGAGCCGCATCATGAACTCGCGCTGGTACGGCATCAGCCGCATCAACTCGCCGGCCTGGTCGCCCTCGTACAGGCAGCAGTGCGACTCGACCCACGCACACGCGAACTCGCCCCGCTCGCCGTCGAACCGCATGCCCTGCTCGGCAGCGATCTCGTCGGCGTCGGTGCGGATCCAGTCCTGCGTGTCGCGGTCGACGGTCACCTCGGCGGCCCCTGTTGTCAGGCTTGGATCTGGGGCGGCGTGCTCAATGCCCGCTGAACGCCCCACTTGTGAATCCGCTTGCGGAGCGACTTGGGGCAGATGCCGATGTGCCTCGCCCAATCCGCGAGGCACATCGTGCGGCCGGCGTGCTCAATGCTGTGCGTGTTCCGCTTATTCCGGCTCTGCTCTGCCGCAGTCGCCCACCGACAGTTGCCCGGCTCGTAGCCCCTCGCGTTGTCGATCCGCTCAATGCTGTAGTGCCGAGACGGACGCGGCCCGACGTCTGCCAAGAACGCTTCGAACGACTCACGCCAGGCCGGGCAGACCTCAATCCCTCGCCCTCCGTACCGCTCATGGTTCTCCCGGTTCTCGTTCTCGCACCGGCCGATCATGTCCGCCCATACTTGGTATTCGGGGCGGCCACTCATCCCGTGTGTGGTGAAGGTCTCCCGTTGGCGATCCTTCTGGAGACATTTGCAAGATTGGGTTCGACCGGACACGAGCGAATCTTCGCGCACGCTGACCCGGCTTCCGCAGACGCAATTGCAGAGCCAGTAGCGGCGACGCCCGGACCGCGACGAGTCGCGGGAAGTTACACTCAACCGGCCGAATCGGCTTCTGATCATGCGGCACCCTCCCCTCAGGGCTTGGGCGGTCCGGCGGCGTCCAGCTTCGTCCGCGGCCGCGTCGGCACCTTCGCCTTCGGCGGCCCGGCCTCGCTCCGCAGCTTCGCGCGGTCGGCCGGGGTCATCCCGAACTTCGTCGCGAGCTTGTCGAACTTGTCCTGGCAGATGCCCGCGGCGATCAGCGCGTCCTTGTAGCCCTTCTGCCCGGGGATCATCATCCCGATCACGGCCTGAACCCGCCCGAGTTCGACCAGCCACCACGCCATCTGCGACACGGCGTCCGCGTCCCGGTCCCGGACCACGCCGGCCAGGAGGAGGGCCAGCCGGTCCCACTCGGCTGCCACGTCCTCGGCCATGTCCTCCGGCTTGCGGGGCGGTTGTACCGTAAGCTCCGCGTCGGCGGGTTGCACGGCCGGCGACGGAACCGGCCCGCGGGCCGTCAAAAACCCCGCCGGAAGGGGGCCGTGCCGGTCGGCGCGGTACGTCCCGTCGCGGACGTGATCCTCCAAGCTCTTGCGGGGGCGGGGCATGCGGTTTTGCCGGCGTTTTGGCGAAACGCCAAGTTTTGTGCGTGGC